TGTGCAATATGGCAGTCTTTATTCAACGCACAAACATGATCGAACCTTGAGCGAAATAATTCGAGTGAAGGGCGGGGTCGAGGGGGGAGGTGCTAGTTTTTGACCCCCCCTGCCCATGTTGAACTAACCTGCTATGTGAGCCGCGTGCGACCAAGCGAATGCGCTAGGTCGCAGAGTAATGCACGGGCGTAGCCCGTTCCGTTTACTCTCCGCGTCTCGCTTTATCATGATAGGTCAATGCTGACAGATATGTCGCCAGCGTGCATGTGCATGTGTCGCTCGGGGGCTTTGAAGCCAGCGCGGTCTAGGATATCCTTGCTCGCCTCTAACTGCACGTACTCACTCTTAGCCCCCCGCGACAATTGCACGAGCTTAGCGGCGGCAATCGTAGCACTCACGCCCATAGTTTCCCCAATCCTCTGCATCATGTAACTCTGCACATGCGGTAGGCGTAAAGCCTTGCTGGCTGTCACTCTCCCGCTGTCTCCCGAAGCGTAACCAGCCAAGCCAGCGGCCTCTGTGATACTGCATCCATTTGCTACAAGCGCATCAACCAAGGCCGTCTGCTTGGCGGTCAGCTTCTTCCCCACTGTATCGATATCACCCATCTTATCACCCTGTACAGTTGACCCCCCCTTGTGTTCCCCCCCTTTATGACCTGCACGAAATACCTCAGTCAACGCACAGGAGTTAACTCACTAAGCTCACTGGTTAATTTGCTATCGGTCTTTGTGGCCGTGTCTGTCGCTGTGCTTAAGTTGTCTCCGTGTCGGCGAGGCCACCCCTGCTAATCCCTTACCGTGCCGCATTTGACCAGCGATGCAAGGCCAAGCGCTGTCGTTCGCTCCGCTCCGAGCCTTGCATAGCTGGTCTGGTCATGCGGCGTGGTCGGGCTTTACCGCAGGGGAATGGCCTCTGCTTAACAAAACGGAGACAAAAAATGAAAAGCACAGCAAAGACAAACACAGCAAAAGACCTCGAGAAAATCTTCTCTAAGGATTTCAGACAATCAAACTCGATGGTTACATACTTACTCAGAGGTGCGGTTGAGCGTGCTGAATATCTCATCCAGCTGAAACAAAAGGATGAAGCTCGTCACATGACTAACTGTGAGGCTCTCGCTACTGAGAATATCTTACAAATGGTGGAGAGCGGTGAAGGCTCACACATCATTATGGCGGCTGGACAATATGGCTGTCGTATCGGAGCAATGCATTGGGATGAAACAGCTTTACAACGTGCAGATGATGCGTTGGTTGATTGCCAAACTGCGATTGAGATGCTCGAAGAGTTTATCGAGATGACAAAGAAAACGCACAAAGATGTTACAGGCGATGCGTTCACGTACAAAAACCCAAATGCTAATAAAGGTAAGGTAATACAGGCTGATGAATTACGCGCCAAATACCGTAAAGCTTCATAACCGCTAACACATTCCTCCCGAAAGGAAGGGCTAGCCCTCGATGGGTTAGCCCTTTTTTTATGCGCCAAGCATGCTCGCCCGTAATCCCCAAATAATGGAGGGGGAGCATGCGTGCTTAAGCATCTCCGCGCGTGCTCCTTCTGCAAAGAAGCAGCGCGCGCATGGTCTAGAACTGTGACCGGGCTAAAAAGCGGATACAATGTATTCCCCCAATAAACTGCACAAATGCACAAAAAACTCAAATTAAATATTGATAGTACTGCAATAATGCAGTAAGCTAAAAGTAACACCAACGAAACTGTAATACTCAAAATGGGTAATGGAGAACCAACATGCGTAAAATTGTAACAGATGCTTTTGAATGTGACGAACTGGTTTATCAATTCACACGGATTGATGTTGAAGATGGCCTTTTAAAAACAGGCAGTATGGAAGAGGTAAACGAGAAATTCTCTGATGAATATATAATCAGTGAAGCCGAAAACAGATTGGATATCTCAAGTTCAAACTGTGTTCATAAATGTCCAGCTGATATGGATGAAATGGAGCGCACCTATTGGAAAGAATGGGGCCAGCTAAACGATTTCCTTGTTAAGTATAAGTGGGAGAAAGGTAATGCGTAAATCAGATTATGATGCAATCAATCAAAAGATTATCTCACAATTAAACGAAGGCATTCGCCCATGGGTGAAGCCTCATAACTCAGGCATGGGAGGCATGCCGCTTCGCTCATGTGGCACGCCCTATCGTGGTATAAATATAATACTACTTTGGCTAGCTGATTATGATAACCCGTATTGGTTGACGTTCAACACAATTCAAAAGTTGGGCGGCAATGTGAAGGGGCAAAAGTCCCCAGCTAAAGTTGTCTATGCATCTAACGTGCGCAAAGAAAACGATGATGGCACAAAAGAAAGCTATGGATTTCGCAAACTTTCATCTGTGTTCAATGCATCACAGGTAACAGGATTGCCTAGCCATTATTATAACAGGGAAAAAACTTTCTATAATCCTGATGATAAGATGGCAGATATCGATGCGCAAATTGCAAACACTGGCGCAGATATCCAAACCCGTGATGGCACGCCTTGTTATGTTCCAGCTATAGACCAGATACGCATGCCAGCGTTCGATGATTTTAGATCAGCTGGCGATTATTACTCCACTCTATTTCATGAGCTTGCCCACTGGACGGGTGCGCAATCTCGCCTCGATAGGTTGGAGATGAAGAACAAAAAGGGATACGCCTTCGAAGAATTAGTTGCAGAAATATCTGCCGCTTATCTCATGGCAAACTTGGGTATCTCACCACAGGTACGCGATGACCACGCCGACTATATCGGCGCATGGCTCAGCGCTTTGGATGATGACCACAAGTATATATTTGATGCGGCAAGCGCCGCGCAAAAGGCTGTTGATTTTGTGATGAACGAAATGACCAGCGAGCACCAACTGTTAACCGCTTAAGATAGGGAGTTTAATCATGCAAGCTGTTGAACAATTGAAAACCCTGCCATTGCAGGTATCCACAATCATAGATGTCCAATGTTTGGGCGAAACGTTAGGCCGCAAGCTGTGGCCTAGCGAGTATCAAGAGGTAATTGATTATCTTTTCGCAAATGATGCATCTGCCAGAGACACCGCAAAGGCGGCGGCAGATGTAACATTTGAAATTAAACTGCAAGCAATGGAGGAAGAGCATGAATATCACAGCCAATTTGTCGACTGCTGAAAAGATGTCGTTTGATAAAGCAATCGAGCTAGTCCATCGCTCTGTAGAATTAGATGCACAAAGAGCCGAACGTGATGCTGAGTATTATGAGGAGTCACACAATCCCGACCCTGATAATTTCTCTCATGCATTCGCCGCAAAAGAAGCAAGGAAAAAAGCAGCCGATTTGCGAGAAGCTTTTGAGGTGGTGATGCGTGGCTATTGATAATAAAACTTTAGCTTTAACTGTTGAGGAATTTGCCCAGCAGTTAAAGCAACTCAACGATAGAACAATTAACTTTGATGACTATCGAGAGGGGCAAAGATACAATGCGCCCGTCTTTATAACGCCTACAATAAAACAGGCGATGCAAAGACGAGCGCAAAAAAAATAAACTTAATCGTGCAGGTTTCTAATAATCTGCACGACCTTACCTGCGATTTCTATTTGCTTAGCGGTGTATATGTTAACACCAGAAACAAATTTATTATTCTCCGAAGTTGCTTCCATCACTAAGAAATTGTTATCGTGAAATGCCACGACCTTATCCCCAGCAGTAAACTTCTTTGTTTCTTTTACAATCAGTATGTCATCAACTTTCATTTCATGGACAGGCCATGCGATACTAAGTTGGTACGCTGTTACTTCGCCTTTAATACCCCACACGGATATAACTCCCAAGCTCTTACGATATTCATCGTATAGCGCAACGGCATTAATCTCCCCCTGCCGTATCGGTACTAATGAATATGATGGCGATGTTCCTGCAACATAAGCCAGTTTAGCAATAGTTCTTGATGATGGAACATGGGTTGCATCTTTTAAGAACCGCGTAATGTTAGTCGGTGATGTTGCCGCTAACTCAGCCCACCTATTAGCAGACCAACCTTTTGATTCCATCACCTGACGCATCCAAACTCGAATGCTTCGCACCTCGTGCGTTTCCATAATAAATTTTCCCTGCAATAAAATTGAGTACAAAAGCCCACGTTGCTTTTGTAAAAGGCGGAGCAGTGATTATGTTCTCCCAATGAGCAGTACAAGTGAATAGTTTCATATCAAAACTCCTGTTAAATTTCATGCTAAATTAATGCATTATTTTTTGTGCGTTTGTTGATGCTACTGCATTATTGCATTATATACAAGCTATGAAAAGTTACATTGAACAACTAACAAATATGTCTGCACCAACTGGGATAAGCTTAATGTTATTCTTTAAGCAAGCTGGTGTGCCTACCTCAACCTATTACCGCGCTAAAGCAGGGAAAGATTTGCGTCTATCAACAGCAAGGAAAGTTGAAGATGCGATCACATCTTACTCATTACACAAAGCCGAAAGCGAATACGACTAGTTGGCAAAACTTAATCACATCATTGGTAAAAGCTAGGTCTGATAGAGGATATTCTCAAGAAGAATTAGCTCATCGTATTGGCTGTACTTCCTCGCTTATTCACAAATGGGAACAAGCAAAACGTGTGCCTTCTGGTTTCATGTTAGCTTGCTGGTTAGATGCGCTGGACGCGGAAATCAAAATCGAAATCAAAGAATAAACTTAAAGCAAGACACGCAACTTGTGAGCACTGCAAGGTCACGACTGAGTGGTACACCAAGCTTATGAGTGGCTCGATATATTGTCTTGATTGTATGGAGTATTACGGATGGGAACATCTCAGCGCAGTAAAGGAAGCTACCACGAAAGGTGGTGGTGTGAGTTCTTCAAGAAGAAAGGCTTACAAGCCGAAAGGCAACCGCTCTCAGGACAACTGGGAGGAGAATTTGCTGGCGATATCAAACTCGAAACCAAGTTCGGAAGATTGGTAGCTGAAAGTAAATACCAAGCAACAGGGCGTGGGTTTTCTTTTCTAACCAAGACACATAAAGAACAGCCAGCTGATATCTATTTGCTGAAACAAAAAGGCAAGCCACATTTTATATGTATTGAAGCAGACAATCCGTTGGTGGAGAAGTTGTTTCGCTGGCTAGGCGGGGAGGAATCTGCCTAGCCAGCTTCAACATTAACCGCGCATTGCAGGAGGTTTGCGCAAGTTCATACTGCATTAATGCATTGCTTACGTCAACCCCCTTGTGATATACTGCAAATATGCAACAGGAGGATTGATGTTTCACCACATCGCATGGGCAATGAAAGCCCCAACACCAGATGCTTTATCACGATGGCTGTTAGTTGTTTTAGCTGACCATGCTAACGAGGATGGCAAGTGCTGGCCTTCGCAAGCCACGCTTGCCAGACGCACAGGCATGGGCAGATCCACAGTCAATCGCAAGCTCGAAATGTTAGAAGAAAATCAACTCATCCATCGCATCTCAGGTAACAGTGAACGCTCAACCATGTATCACTTGCTAATACCAGAGTATCATTTGCAAGTATCAAAGCAAGACAGGGTAATACCAGAGTATCACTTGCTAGTACCAGAGCAAGACAGGGTAGTACCAGAGCGAGACAAGGTAGTACCACAGCGAGACACTAAACTACCATTAAACAATAATACTCTCTCAGATGATTGGCGTCCATCAGAAGAGTTAGTTGCAACCATTAATCAAGTAGCCATGAGAAATAATCAGGAGATTAATCATGACATTGAAACAGCTAAGTTCATTGCACACCACCAAAGCACAGGCAAACGGCTCAAAGATTTCAAAGCCGCTTACCGAAAGTGGTGTTACAACACTGTCAGTTTCGCAACAAGAAACAGCACTAGCAAAAATGGTAACGGGGGATATCAACAGTCATCGAAGAACGAACATGGTCGAAGATGGCGTAGCTTCATTAGTAGCGCTGGAAATAAAACTGAGTAAAGACTTCGAGCTTATTCGTTACAACATTCCAGCAGATACACCGCTCGAAAAGTTAGAGCAATCAATGCGCAGGGTGCAAGCATCGATGATACCCTTGCCCAAAAATGAAATAGAACAGCGGCTAACTGTGCTGGCTATGATTGTTACCATTCCAAAAGATTTCGATGACGAAATTCTCGCCATCAAACGAGGAATTTTGGCAGAGAAATTAACACAATGGCCTGCCGATATTGTCATTGAAGCCTTCGATAAAGTTGAGAAGAGCTGCAAATTCTGGCCAACGCTTGCAGAGTTTGCAGAGCATTGCGAATGGAAGGTAAGACCACGCAAACTTTTAATCGAAGAACTGCAAAAACGCATTGATTACCGATAATATCCATGATATTGTTGCATATATGCAGGAGTTATTATGTCAAAATATACAATTTATTTAACAGAAAACGAAGCGAAAGCGCTCGTTGCATTAACAGAAGATAGCATTGTTACGCGCATGTTGAAGGCCAGCATACTCAAAGCCTTGTTGCGTGTTGTTAATAAGATTGAAATGCAATCTGATTGGAGAACTTTCTAATGGAACGCAAAGGTTTTATCGGAGGCTCAGACCTCTACTCTATTATGCGCGGTGATTGGCATGACCTATGGCTGGTAAAGACAGGGCGCAAAGAGGCAGATGATTTGTCTGGTCAGTTTAACGTACAGCTTGGCAATGAAACAGAAGCTTTTAATCTTGAATGGCTAAAGAAACAAACAGGTTATAAGTATCGCCATTGTGATACCGAACTCAAAGAGATAGCTGGTGTTCCCTATCAAGCAAGGCCAGATGCTTTGGCCTATGTATCTGAAACAGAATTGCACGAAAGCGCATCTGGTGGAATGATTTTGCCAGAAGCCATCATCGAATGTAAACACACTGGCGGTCACAAGAAGATGTCAGATATTCTTGATGCCTATCTGCCGCAAGTACATTTGTATATGCGCGTCATGGATATACATCAGACAATTTTTTCTGTCATCTTTGGCAATCGCTGGGAGCATTGCTTTGTAGATTATGACCATGAGTTTTGGATGAAGGTATCTACCCAAGCACATGCGTTCTGGCAACATGTCATTGAAGATAAAGAGCCAGCATCTTACCAGCCTACCAAGATTGATTGGTCTGCTGTGAAGGTTGATGGTCTAGTCTGCCGTGATGCTAGCCAAGATAATCATTTTGTGAATTTAGCACATGATTTTGTGAACGCATCACAAACCGTCAAGCAACATGAAGTTATCAAAAAAGAACTGCGGTCGATGATACAGGATAACGAGCGTGAGGTGTTCTGCGATTTGCTCAGCATCAAGCGTGACAAGCGCGGCGCATGCCGTATCACCATAAACGAAGGGGCGGTT